TAAAGAGCATTACCCTCTCCCAAATTAAGGTCTTTGGCAATTTTATTTGTTAGACAATTGTCAATATAATCATTATATCCATCAGAACCATATCCATCTGGAATTTCATAACCGGGAAATGACGATGCAGTCCATGACCCTCCTGTTGTATAGTCTTTTCTCCAATGAAGTTTAGTTATTCCAGATGGAACAGGAGACTGTGCATTATAATTAACATCTCCTCCAGAAGATTCTGGAACTGTTGTTGCTCCAATTTCATAGTAGTGATGGGGTGGTTGAAAATTTGTGCCGGGAAACATAATGACTCCTACTTATAGTTGAGCCCTGTTGTTGAATATACAAATGTTGAATTTGCAACAACTAAAGAAATTATATCAATTGCGTTTACAGCCGTGCTTAATGTAGTAGCAAATCCACCGGGGAACTTTGGTGCTGTGCCGGCCGCCCAGGCCCAAGTTCTGCTTCCGGTTCCGTCCTGTGTGACGATGATGGTAAACGCGGCTCCCGCTGCGGCAGCTATGTTGCTCAATGTAATTTCAACATTCTCTTCTAATTTGATTAGAAATAGATTAGACTGTAATAAGTCTAACGTATGAGCAGTCATTCCCGAAGGAACAGTAAATGTGTTTGGAGTTGATCCGGCAGTTCCACCGATGGTTAGTGTGTGGGTTGGATTGGAATTTGCAATTCCCACCTTACCATATCTTGTGGCAACAAAGCTCGCCGCGGCCCTTGATACTCCATCTGGTCCATCTACGAATGGATCACTTACGTCGTTGCCGTTGACAATTTTAAAACTATTTTCATAATTATTATCATCAGCGTCGATACCCGTTGCCCAGGCCGTATCAGGCACATCATAATGGATATACGAATCTCCCTCTGCATGGTCATTTTCGATTCTTACTTGGGCTTCATTAATGACAGAACTAGTATTAAGTTTAATATGTAGAAGTCTATTTGGATTGTTGGTTCCAATACCCAAATAATTACTAGTATCGGTTAGATAAACGTCGCTACCGTTTTCTGTCCATATTGCAGTTTGGGCTCCTAAGTTTCCAAGCTCTACGTTCTGAATGGTATTTGCAGTAACAAGGGATGCCGTTTGAGCAGATAAATTTCCAAGATCAGTATTCTGAATTGTGTTTGCGGTGACTAAATCAGCAATATCTGATGTAAAGTCTGTACCAGCAGAAGCAGCAGAAAGAACAAACTTTCCTTCTGAACTACTATACTTTAATATCTGTCCATCGGCAGGAGTTCCGGGCTTGACATCATCCTGATCCATAACGCGAATTGCGCCAGAGCCTGGGCCGCCCGCAAGAGATCCCATAAGAGAACTTCTTGTTTGTCGTATTTGAACAGCGACATCTTCTCTTAATGAATCAAAATTTTCTTCTAATTGTTTTGTGTTTCCGGGTTCGCCGGATTCACCTTGTTCGCCAGGGTTGCCCCTTTCTCCTCGGGTTCCGACTTGGCCGCGTTCTCCTGCTTCTCCTTTTGGCCCCAGATCACCCTTTTGTCCTCGCTGCCCTCTGGCTCCACGGGTTCCGCTCTCACCAAGAACCCCCTGTTCACCACGTTCTCCTGTCGTACCTATGTTTCCCTGCTCACCTTTAGGGCCAGGAGGGCCACCAGGATCTCCTTTATCTCCAGTAAATCCACGAATACCTTGAATGCCTTGTTCTCCGTGTGGCCCCTGTTCACCAAGAAATCCCCGTTCTCCTCGTTCACCTTGGGGGCCGACATCGCCTTGTTCTCCGTGTGGCCCCTGTTCACCAAGAAACCCCTGTTCACCACGTTCTCCTGTCGTACCTATGTTCCCCTGCTCACCTTTAGGGCCAGAAGGGCCACCAGAATCTCCTTGGTCGCCTTTAGGTCCGCGTTCACCTTGAGGCCCAAGATCACCCTTTGTGTCTGTTGGAAAAGATTTTTTAAGTCGTTGTTCAGATTTTTCTACTTCTTCGTTTACATATTGGACAATAGGACGAAGAAGATTTTTAAGACTCTTGTTCTCGTCTTCCATTGCCATTCCCTTCTTCTATAACTTCTTCAAGAATGCCTTGAACATTTTCCTTTGATTCTAAAATTGAAGAATCATCACTATAAAGCGGGACTACTTTAGCGGGAAGAATTTCCTCGGGAGACTTTTCGTCATCAAGATCCAAGTCGTCTAGCGCCTTAGAGAAACTGCTGCTTCCCCCCTCATCACCTTCATCACCTTCATCACCTTCATCACCTTCATCACCTTCATCACCTTCATCACCTTCATCATCTTCTGGCTTTTCTGCTTCTCCATCAATTTGAGCTTGAATTGCTGCAATGTCTTCGTCTGTTTGACCAAGAACATTTTTTCTTACCCATTCATTTGAATAATATTTTCCAATATACTCTTCCATTGATTGTACAGTTTCAAGTTTTTCTCGAAGCATTTCAGAAAGTTTTAATTCAGCAAAATGAGAATCATTAATAAAGTTATATTGAATAGAATCCTTGATGAGTACCCAGTCTTCTTGGGTCAATACTCCCTTTAAACGAAGTTGAGTTTCAAGTAGATTATCAAAGAGAAGCGAAAAGCGTTTTCGGATACGAGAAATAAATTTAGTGAATTTTACTTCATCCCGAGTAATCTCAGTTGCTCGTCCTAGACTAAAGGTTCCTTCTGGTTCCAGTCGAGATACCGGAATACCGAGAGACTTATACAACTTCTTTTGGAAGTAGATAATGTCTTCAATCTCACCAAGATTGGTTCCACCAGGGAGAGTAGTGATCTCTGTTCCTCGGCCGCCTTCGCGTCGAGGTAGCCAGTAGTCTTCTAACATGGACATGAACTTTCGATCATCTCGAATTTCACCCGTGGTGGCATCATAGACAATCTTATTTTTATACTGATTCATAATACCCTTAAGGTATTGTTCGGCTTTCAACTTTGGAAGGTTACCGACATCAATATAAAAAATTCTTCGTTCAGGTGCCCGAGAGATGCGATAGATAACCGTTGCATCCTCTAGCATACGAAGTTGATTAAGTGGCTTGATTGCCTTGTGAAGATGAGAAAGAACCAAGGTCTTTGCTGAATTTAAGATTCCAGAATGGACATATGCAATTGAATCTGGTGCAATTTTTATTCCTTGACCAGTCCCCTGCATTCCTTGTGGATTAAAAATAAAATATTCAATAGCCGAGGGTGCAGTAACTACTTGGGGATGTATAATAGAGGGGTCTTTAATTTCTCGTACTTTTTTAATTTGTCGAGGATCAATTGGACGAAGTTCATAAATTCCCTGTTTTGGATTTTTTGTGTCAATCATAATATGATAATAAAGTCGTCCATCAATGTACCATCGACGAAAAATATCATAGGCATAATCATTAAAATCAAGAAGAGTAATAACCTTTTCAAACTCGTCTCTAATTTTATCTTTAATATCAGGAGAAAGAGGAACCCGATCTAAAACAAGAGAAACCGGAGGCTTTCCTCGATCATTCATGATAATTGCTTCATTAACAATATCATCAATTGCGAGTTCGGCTTCTGGATAGAGTGCCATATCTCGATATTTTGTAATTAATTCTGCTTCGTTTTTGATGTTGCCATCAAGATCAAGATATTGACCATACGCACCAGCAGTTGAAGCAATAGTTGCTGCTGCGTCGTCGTTATCGGGAAGAGTAAAGGATTGAACCGAGGTTGGTTCTACTTCTTCTTCTCGGCCTATTGTAAAACCAAATAATTTAATTGCCATCGTTAATTTTCCTCATATGAACGAATTAATATTGCGTTCAAGTGAATTAGTAAAAAAGGAGCCCATAATAATATATAGGCTCCTTTTTAATTACACTTTTTATAATAAAATAATAAACAATCCTATCAATAGTGCGCTAGCCAGTTTGAACATCGCCGTCATTAATTTCCCAATAATCATATTGCCATGTGACACCAAATTCTTCTAGTCCTTCAGAGTCCCATGCAAGCTCAATAGGAGCAAGAACAGAAGGCCAGAGATTAATAAAACTAACTGTCTTGATTATTTCTCCACCCTTTCCGTAATGGTTTACTTCGGCATCAACTTGATATTGTGTTGCCGAAATTCCTGCACGCTTATTACCACCATGTTGATTAATCATATCCATCCAACCAACAATCGCAGAATGAACCTTAAAGTCTTCATCATTTATAATTGTAGTTGTCCACTCTGCAAAGGTTCGCGAACCGGCATACTTGATTATTCTACCAAAATAAGGAACCTCTACTGCCGGAATATCCGAACCGGGAAGCTGTGCAGCCTTACATAAGAAGGTCATCTTCTGTGCTGCCGTTGTTCCATCTGCAACAATGTTAGGAAATGGAACAATAACTTCAAATAAATTTGGTCGGGCTCCGCCACCAGTTAATTGTGATCTAAAGTCTTGAACTGA